TGAGTCTTTTGTTAAATTGTTTCGATATTTAGTTTGTTCAATTATTCGATTTAACTGCTCAAAATTTTGTTTTGGTAAATTTAATTGTTTAAATAAAGAAACAATAGATCTACCTTTTTTATCTGATATCCAACAATGCCAAGCATTTTCGCCAGCGCTTGTTGTGTTAATATCAATTTCTAATTTTGGTTTATAGTGAGATTGAAATGGAGAAAAGAAAGCAATATTATTTCCTGATGTAGGTTTACCTTTACCCAATATTGATTCTAATAACTGTAATAGTTTCAAGTTCTTCATTATTATTATAATAATAAAATTACTGTACTAATCCAATTAAATATTAAATTATTATTTATTAATTAATAATAGTCAGACACAAATAAATATTCGGTCTAACGATCGATTCAATAAATGAATCAATCTATTAATTAAATACGTTATTCAATTAATGAATATATATAAAATATTTTTCACAAATCAAACCTTTATGCAAAAAAATTTTGACTTTGTTTCGGTTCTTCGCCAGATTTAACACATTCTAATAACCATTCAGTTGGAATATCTTTTTTTGCAACATATTTTATGCCTAGTTTATTTGCATATATTTCATACGTAGTTGCAGAAGCTTTTGAAATTCTTTGATTTGGATTTTGAAATACCATACGAATATCTGCCCCAGGATTTGATGCAATTACATGTTTCATTTTTAAACGATCGGTTGCTGTCCATCGTCCTTTAGTTTCTATGTACATTAATTCACTGTTCTTTTTAATGAATACAAAATCCGGAGTATATTTTGCTTTGCGCTCCGGTACTATATAATGTATAGTTTCTGTTTCATATTTCAAATCATATTCAGTATTTTCTATTTGTTTCGAAACAGTTAATTCTAAACCAGATTTATAACCGTATTTATAAGCTTCGCTGCGGGTTTTACTTCCCGCAGAATGCCAATGATTTTTTGCCATGTTATTAATTATTAAAATATTGCCACCATATTTGTACAGTTAATGTTCTGTATCTCTCATAACTACTATTAGATTTATAAGTAGGATCTGTGAGTTGTATTGATTTTTTTATTTGGCTATTATTTTTAATAGATTTATATGTATCATTCATTATGTTTTTAATTAACTTAGTATTTAATGCAATATCTTCATTATCTTTATTTTTTATATTAGCTAATTGAGCTTCAAACACAGTTTGTTGTTTTTTAAAATACGCAGATGCACCTAATTCATTATCATCTACAATCGTTTTAAATTTTGAAAAATATTTTTCTGGATTTTTTGATATCATATCACGCAACTTTAAAGCTATATTAGTTTGTATTTTATAATCCGCAGCTAATTCTTTAGTTTTATCTTTATCTGGTAAGCTTGTTTTATCTTTAACCGAAGAACCTGTTTTAAATTTATCCATATCCGATATACGTTGTTTAGCTAAATTAAAATCCGCAGCAACGTCTTTCATCGGGCGCCATTGTTTTTCACCTTTTTTTCTAGTATATAATGTTTTGTCTGCACTTTTTAACATATATTCCCACGGATCTGTTTCACTCAATGTAAATGCAACATCAACAGGTATCTGTCCTACTGGCACGTCTATTCTTTCTAATCCTTCGATTAATATTCGTTTTAATTTTATCATTTTTACCCCTTTTTTTTATTACATATTATCTAAATCTAATTTAACAATAAATGTTAAATCAACATCATTTCGTTTTTTTATTGGCTGACCTAATTTTCCAATTGCTAATAATCGACCATGCGTATCATATAAACCAATAGTAGTTATATACGGCTTAAAGTCTGCAGATCTAACAAAATCCATATATGTAACATTATTATCAATAGTTAAACTAGGATTCATTGACATATTAAATTCACCAGATCCTAATTGCGCAGGTACTGTTAATTCTACACGTTTAACTGTGCTTTTATAACTAGCTGTATATGGTGTTTGTAATATGTTATTGTATATATAATTTGCACTAGATAATACAATTAATCCATGGTGATTAAAAACATTACCAACTATATTTGTTTGTAACATCGAACCTGTTTCATGTAAATCTCGCAAATATGAAATTTCAGTTGAATTCAATGCTTTATTATAAAACCTAATTTCATCTAATTTACCATTGTAATTATATGCAACTGATGATGTATTCCAACCACCTATATATGTATTACCATTACTACTAATTTGTAATGATTGTGTTGCTGGTGATGTTGGTGTTATTAACAATGGTTGCAATGTGTTACTTTGCAAAGAACCATTAACATATATTTGCATATAACTGCCAGTTTTTTGACAAACTACATGATTCCAACTAGAAGATACAGCAGTTGATGATGATACAAATATATTTTTTGTTTTTGTAACATCAACATAAGCACCATTTTCAGGATTTGGGTTAGATCCATGTATATAAAATCTAATTTTTTTATTTGAGTCAACTGTAATATGATATGGTATTCTAGTGCCAGATTTACCAATTACTGTTTGTAACGCTGTACCAGTAGACGATGCTGAAATAAAAAATGATATTGCATAATCATGTTCTCTATCATACTCACCTAATATACTCGTATTGGGTATAATTAGAACATTTGATGTGTCAAATGCTGCAGCATACCCTATAGAACCCATTGCACCGGACGTTGCATTAACGCCAGGTAATATATTAAGTTCTCCATTTATATATCGATCTGTTTTTTGCAAAAAATTATCAACAGTATGCTGTTTTGGTAAAAGTTCTATATCAACATAATCATTAAATCCTTCATAAAACTTACTCTCGGATATGAAATTACTAGCATTAATTCTAGTATCAATTACATTACCATATATATCCGATTCTAAGTATATTCCAACGCCACTACTAGTTGTCGATAACATAAATGAATTCATTTTAATGCCATCCCCAATTTTATTTTGAGGGATAGATAATATCGATGCAGTTTCATATAAAAACGCAGTAGATCTAAATGAATTATAACTATCCCATGGAGTTTGTTTTCTCCTATAAAACATATGATTTATAGAAAAATATGAAATAGTTTGCAAACTATTATCAATATTTTTTGCATCATTATATGTTAATTCAGATCCAATAGCTGGTAAATTTTTTTTGTCTGAATATATTCCTACCAATGGCAAACAACTAGATGTAGAACTACCAGATAATATAATCCAAGTCTTATGTACATCATAAGGAATGATGTTAATATTTTCTGGTTGTATTGGTTTAAAAACAGATATTGGTGTATTTTCAGAAACTGCCATATATAAATTAAAAATCCTACTATATTTTTAATATAAATATAGCAGGATTAGAATTATGTTATTTTTTAAACTTTTAAAAATCTAACTTAACACGTATTAACGCTTCTCGTTGAAATGATTTTAATAGTGGTTTACTTAATTTTGCAATTGCTAATAATTCTTGTCTATCATTATACAAACCAATGGTTGTAATATATGTTTTTGGGTCACTAATAAATGTTGACTGCGCAATTGCACCTAATGATCCTGTAGTGTATGATGAATTATTAGAAAAATTATATTCAGCATTCTTAACACGAACAAAATAATGTGTACTTGTAATTGTTTCAGAATTTCTAGCTGAGAACCCATATGCATCTGATGTATCAGGATTTACAAATAAACCTGATCCTGATATTGATCGATACAATGCAAAATGATTATTACCCTCAGAACTAGATCCTGTGTTTGAAAATATACCACCAGTAGATAGTTTTTGATCTAACATCTTACCATCTAGTACTACAATACCGTGATCTGGATATACTAATCCATAATAATGTGGAGCAGTCGGATTCCAAATACCATCATTTAACGAGCCAGATACTACATTATAAATACGACCAGATTCGCCATATGCAGCTGATGTTACTGATGAATCATCAATTAATTGTATAACTCCAGAACCTATAGTAACAGACCCAGTTGCATTTGCATTACGAGCTGATACTTTACTCATCGGTAATTCCCAGTTTCCTGGATCTAATCGTTCTTTAAGTCGATTACGTTTAAAATTAATAACGTATATATGATCTGTACTACCAGATCCTGCCGTAGTAAACCGGTTATCTCCTGGTGTTAATAATAATTGTTTATATTGTGAATATACTGCCTTTGATGGTGAATCTTCTAATTGACCCGTTGAGTCAGAACCAGAACCTAATGCATGCCCATATGCAATAGAATATTGCACTGCAGACCCATCATTTTCTGGTAGATCTTGCAATACATCTACATAATATTTTCGTTGTGATGTAGTTTGGGTTGATGATGTATGATGTGTAATTAAACTTGCTAAATTATCACTCCACAATCCAGCCGTTACAATTTCTTTTTGATTATTAATAACATCATTAGCATTATCAAATCTATTATATATTCTACCATTTCTAACATCGGTTGCTAACTGTTGTTGTTGAGCGACAATATCAGCAGCCATACGACGTGCCATATTTTCAATTTGAGCATTCATATCCGATTGCTGATTTGCATCCATAGATGCATTTGGAGTTTGTCCAATCTTAGGATATTGTTTTAATCGTTTAATAAGATTTATCATAGTATTTTATTATATTTTAGTTTCTGCAGTTATTTTCTTAACAGTTACCGTAATAGTTGCACTACCACCAGTTTCATTACCAATAATTGTAATAGTAGCTGTTTTATCTTCAACGTATTGTGCTTTAGCAGTAATTTGAAATTCAAAACCATGTACCGTAACCGTTTGAGAATCTTCATTATCGCCAATAAATCTAGGAGTAGTTGGTATAATTGAATTATTAGTTGCATTTGTAACTGCAATATCTAAAATTCTAGAATCAGATACGATTGCCGTATATCCCATTAATGAATTACCATTTGCCAAATTAATAGTATTTGGTGTTATTTTAGCAGTTTCACCTGGTCCTTTTAATGTTATAACAGTGTTACTAACTGAAACAACTGGTATATTTGTAGTCTGTTTTGGTAATGTAACTAATTTAGATCGCAATGCTTGAGTTTCATCAGGTATTGCTTCTACTACTGGCATATTCTCTATAATAGCGCCATAATAATCAGTACCAAGTGGATGATCTGGATTCCATAGTGTATAATCAATTTCATCATCCCCTAATGCAAATTGAGTAATTTGAAATTCATCACGACCACGAGCTAGTAACTCGCGACCTTTTAATGTTAGTATTGCATCAATTGTAACTGAGCTGTTATCTAAATATCCCATAATATAGTTATTTCTTTTTTAAATAAATATGTTACATTTATTTTTTATGATATATAAAACGAACCATCATTTTTCGCTGATTGGTAAAATAATTGATTACCTGTATTTTCGTTAAATTCAACAACTGGTCCACCATCGATTGTTTGTGTAGAGTTTATATTAAAATCTGGAGACATCATTTTACACCCTGCATAACGATGATTATTTGAACCGGCTGAAATTAAATCTTGCGTTCTTGCTAAACTACTAGAATTATATCGATATTCAGATAATGTTGCTGTGTTAAGTATTGGTAATAAAGCTTCACTCATCCAATATGGAGTAGAACCTGTTACATATGTAGTTCCAGCCCAATATACATAATCATAACTATATGATGTGCCATTATATCTTTTATCTGCAGATGCTGTAAGATTAAAATTTAATTGTTCAGTATATAATGAACTAATATTTCGTTTTACTAAAATACTAACTTCATTTTGTCCAATATTTAAACTATTAACTGATGGAGATACATCACTAATACTAGCTGTATAATAATCATAAGTAGACTCCAGAGTTATTGTAGTATCTGTGATTAATGCTTCATATGTATCATTGAAATACTTTACATTTGGTAATACATAATCCTTACTACGTTCTAATAAAGTTGGTTGTATTACAATTCCAACATTTCCAGCGGTGTTTATCGGTAATGTTTGTTGTACATTATTAAAAAATGATACATCATACAATGTATAAATTTTTATCCACTTATTTAAATCAAATCGATCTGAAAATTTCTTCCAATATCTTCTAGATATTTTAGTTAATTCTGGATATTCGTTTTTTGTATAATCAGAAGGATCACCAATATAATCATCCAATGAAACATTACCAAAATATGATATCATATCATTGTTAATATCATTTTGTGGAGAAAAATATATATCCAATTTACCTGAACTTTTTATATTAGTACCCGTAGCAACTTCTGTGCTAAAATTTGGATCTAATATATTATTTTCATTAAAAATATCGATTGCACGAACATTTAAATTATTTATGGTAGATGGTCCTATAGTAGGCGTATCAAAATAATATGTTTCATCAAATATATCATATGGTGATATTTCACTCCAACTTGTAAATGACGCTGATATTGCATTTTGACTTGGCTGATCTCCTAATAAACTACTAGTAGCTGCATGATCTACAATTTGATCAAATGGTAATCTAAATATTAATTCATCATATGAATCTGAATTTCCATTATATGAACTAGGTGCTGTTACGTGATTATTAAATATAGTTTCATCGATGACCGAAGACCACAATCTTAATTCTTGTATAGAACCAAGAAATCTATCAGATCCTACATCACCTAATATAATTTCAGGTGTAGCTCCAAATGTACTTAATGCTGATGCTGATGCTGCTGAAATTATATTTCCATTGAATGATTCTTTTGCTAATAAATTTACATATGTACCATCGGTTGATATATTAAGACTGATCCAATTATCATTGAACATTTCAATTTCATTAGAAGCATTAACATCATTAATTAGGAATATTCCATTAGTACCACTACTATACTGTATATCAATAACATTTGCACCAATTTTAATGATGTTCATCGTAGTTGGTATACTAGGATTAGTTATAACACTTTGTGGTTTAAATCTTATTTGAACTGTATTAACTTGTTCCGTTGCATTGATATTAATTAAGCCAGTACCACCAGTAGGTAAAACTAAACCAGGTTTTGATACATTAATTATAGAAATTGTATTATTATTTGATGCTGGTATTTGTGGTGAGTTATTCACGATTCTTGGTTGCGATTGTCTATTATCTGCTACATCATTTATATCAGAAATATTATTGGAATACTCTCTAACAATTAATTTAGATTGATCAATACCATAACAAGCAGCTAGTGCTCGTATACCTCTGTTTGTACCTCTAGTTTTTAATAAATATGGTAAATTATTAACAATACGCCGCCATATTGTATATGTACGTAATGATTCACTTGATTTATTATTTGGCAACACACTATTATTATTGCTAGTTGATTGATAATAGTCAGTTAATTCAGTGGACGTTGTATTATCAGATAATATCCAACCAAAGTGTTTTGCGATTGCTGGTAATAATTTATTTGGAATTCCTAAATTAGGATTTTCTTCTCTGCTATGTATTTTTGATTGTTGATTGATATGTAAATAAATTAAGTCAAAATGATGACCAATCATATTAACATACGAAGCTAAATTTGCATTAGTTTCATTGAATTTAATATATTCTGGTATTGCGTACTGCAATGCATTGAAATTATAACTATCATATATACTAGATTTTTCTTGCAAGTCAGTATACCATGTGTTAAATGCAGAACTACTAACCGAGTATAAATTATATGGAAATGACACTGAAGATTTTGGAACTGGTTGTATATAACTACCAGTTAAATTAACAACAGTAGGATTAATTAATGGGACATCATATGTTGTTAATTTAGAAGAAGATTCATAATATAAGTATTCTTCGAATGCATCAAATTTACTAATAATTTCGTTTCTTTTAAATTCAAAATCTGTAGCAGTAGTTTTAGATGTAAAACTAGAATTCAAAGCAAATGATGCACTTTGTTCAGTATAATTTTCAATTTGTTGTATTTTGGATCTAAAATTATATACACGTTCTTTTGCTGAGCTATAAAAAATAAAATTATTAAAATCAGAAAAATCTACATTTAATGGTATACCACCCAAACTTCCGGAGAATATAGTATTAAGTATAATATTTGATGGCTGTTTATCAGCTCCAATTAAATCAGACCAAGATTTAAATGTAGGATTTATATCAGGCTTTGTTTCTACAACAACACTAAAATCAGCATCTTTTAGTTTTGATATACTACGTTTAACTGGCTTTGATTCTATAGAAATTTGATCGATATAAGGTTGTAACTGTTCTTTTACAATCCAACACTTATAATCAACATCAAATATATCTGGTAATGGATCTAATAACTTAACATATAAAAATTCACCAACAACGACACTATTAATAAATGATACACATTGATTGCGACTAAAATTTAATAGATATGATGAGTAATAATTGGTTGTTTTATTAACAAATTTAGCTGTTTGTGTTTTAGATACGTTGCTAATAAAGTTAGTTATAGCTATTAAAACTTTGTCTCGAGTTACACTATTAACTAATATATTAAATTTAACTTCAGTACGATCCGGAGAAATTTCTTGTATTGATAAATACTGATCATTATAACTACCTAATATATTAGTAAAAAAATTAACACAGGTACGATATGTTCCTGCAACTAATTTAGTATCTCGTATAGTTTGTAATATCGGTATTTTTATAGGATTATATAATGATACTGGTAAAGAAAGATCGGTTATTAAATCTAATTTAACTGAATGGTTTCCTGTAATCCAAGATTTACCCGAATATACATGTAATTCACACGTAGTTGGTAGTTCTACATCATTTAAATATATAACTTGCTCATCAATAAATTGTTGTATGCTATTTTTGCGTATATCAATACGTTTACCATTAATTGGTGCGGTTGACACTAATATGTCATCGATATTTTTATATTGTGCTAGCATATTAATTATCTATCCTTTCATGATGGTAGTTAACTTGTAATTGAATAGTTCCTTACTCTGTTCAGCTGGATTATAGCGTTCAGTACTAATTACTGTATCATATTGTTGGCCTTTTACTTGAATATCATTCGTAAATATCGGTCGGCCGAGCAAGTTCCATTGTGGGTAATATTTTTTATCAGTATATGATACCTCCCAAGACTTGTTTTGCTGTTGATATGCTATATTACTTCGTTGATTATATAACTCATTTTCAATTAATCTGAATCTAAATTCACGATCTGAAGCAACAGTTTGTTTATCAAGTTGATATCGTTTATATACCGGATCTTCTTTATATTGATATGTACTCATTGATTTCCATTCTCCGTTAAAATCAACCCACCCTACAATATCATTCTTAGTACCAGCACAACCACATAAAATATTTTTACCTTTCACCTCTCTTAATCCACTAATACTAGTTACCGCATTTTCCCTATAGTATCCATCTTTTGATATTGTTCGTTGTCCCCAAGCACCATATTTTGACTGATATGGTGTAAAGGATACGTTGTCATTACTATATCTATAAACACTCGCGGCTTCTACATTAAAATCTTCGGGTAATTGATCAACAGAAACATCAAATGATGCAGCGGTGATTATTACAGGATAATTACACATAACTTCTAATCCATATTCTCGATATTCACCAAATGGTGAGGATGCGCCTTCATCATCCCATAACAAATCATTTGTATCTACAACATGTGTAAATTGCATGCCTTGGTGAAAATTTTGTGTTGGATTTAATCCAGACAGGTATGGTTTAACTTCTGGAAAAGAATTTCGCTTATTCATTGGAAAGTTAGATGTTGATTGAGCTAATACTGGACCATTTCCATCTTCACTACTTACTTTCCAAGTATATGACTCAGGACTTGATGTCATCCTAACAAATAAAACAACGCCATTTGCATCGGAATCAGCTGACTGCAGTACCTTATCCATACCCCATTCTGCTCGCCAACTAATATTAAATTTAAATTTTAAATTACGCTTCCATATACGTTCATTTTTTTTGTTAATAAACTGGCCACCTGCTGTCAATTGTTTTATCATTTCAGGTGTAACTCTAAACGTACCAGTTGATTTAGGACTATTACCGCCACTAAAACGTAACTGTTTAAAACCTCCTCGCAAGTTTACCTTAAAATTCTTCTTTTTACCCGCATCACCCAATCCACTCGTAGCTCCCCAAGTTACCTCATCAGGGTCTGTCCATTTATTTAGTGCATTTATAAAATATCCAGTTCTCACACCATCGGTCTCATTCATGAATAAAGTAGGCCGTGCGACACCATTTAATTGCCCCCAATAATTAGATGCATCTCCATCTCTATCTAAAATAAAATAACTATCACCGTCAGTACCAGGTAATGCGGAACTAACTATACCCTGTTCAAATGTATATGCTAATGCTACTGGGTAATCTGTGGCTTCGTCTTTAGTTGTTGGTATTAATTCCAATCTGCGAGTAATCACATCTTGCTCAAACGTTGTATTTGATAATGTATTTTTTATTTCAGATTCTAATTCTTTATCAAAGCCTTTTAACCCAGTAGTCTGTACAGCTTCAACTGGAAATTCAAAATATTGAAACCTAGTATTGAAAAGTTTTAATGCCGTTTCTACACTAAATTGCGAAGTTATCGGTTCGACTGAAATTGTTTGATTTGTTGTTTTAGTTGCATCTTCAAACAATTTTATATTGCCAGCTGGATCTCGTTCCTCTGCATAAGTTTGATACACATAACCCGAATTTAAATATTTAATTGCATCTGGTTTATTAACACTACTAGGCATAAATTTTATCTAATTACTTTGAAATATATTTGATCTGTAATGTATTGTTCTTCAACTCCATTTACAATTTTAAATTCTAAACGATAATTACGTTCTGGCATAAATCCATTAAAATCTATTAGAATAAAATTGCTAGTCGAATCACAACTTACTTTAGTATAAATATCATCATACGGAATTATTACTTCATCTGTAGCAGCATCTAATACTGTGTAATATGTAGTTGCTGGTAATCGTTTAACAACTTGTTGTGGAAATAAATTAGTTGGTGACTTTTGTGGATATTTATCTCGAGAATATATTCGTATTTTAGTCACCTCAGTGTCTTTATAAGCCGGTTTAACGTTGGTATATGCAATAAATGATTCAGTGTCTACCGCAGCTAACGATCCTGTTGTATAAGTGCTGTTATCCCAATACATTAGCAGTTTAGGAACATAAATTGTATTGGTTTCTCTACTAAAATATCGAATATACCCAGCTACACTGCTATCAGCTTCATATGCATCATTAAATTTAAGTAAAAATCCATTATTAGGAACAATATAACCATTACTACCACTAACCCAATATTTCACAGCATTTGTTACATTTAAATTAATATCTGTAGTTCTCGTAGTAGTATTATATGATTGCTGCGTTAATGAGCCGCTTAACCAACTACCACCAGCTCCAGAACCTGATACAGCAATTGCAGAGCCTGTTAATTGTATATTTTGGCTTCCTGATATCCAATATTCGCCAACTTCTGAATCTAAAGACCATGAAGCGTGTGGCTTTGCCCAAGAAGCCCCATCCGTAACCAATACATCTGTTAAATATCCGGTACCATTAGTCCATGGCTGTGCTGCCATAAGACAATCAACTGTAACATCAGATGCTAAATTTTTAACATCAGTTGCAAATAATTGCAACATGAATTTACAATTATTAACAGACACGGAATATTTTGATAATGAGCTACTAATCTCGGTCATATCAAATTTGAGTAAAGATCTAGATCTCAATAAATAACTACCAGATGTATTGAAACGTTTACCAATTTCCAATACCTCATCTAATCCAGTATTCATATCTGGTAACGATTCATACATAGTAGTATCACTATTACTATAAAATATTTTAAACATATATATTATTTCTTATTTACATCGATGTTATAATAGAACCCTTAATATCAGAATCTGGAAATTTTACCTCAAATATGCTAGGATCTTGCGATGTATAAATAACTCCATTCTTCGTTGCTCTTGATATATCATAGCTAAGTCCAAAATAATTTGAAGAAGTTCCATTTTTACTAGTAATATTAATCGGTCCAACTGTTTGTACACCTTTTATATTAGCTAATATATTTTGTATATCCCCTAGTATAATTGGTTGATATATTTGCCATTTATCAATTAAAAAATAATTTTTTAATGCATTGATACATCGCAATAATATTTCATTGTTATTATAATTTGGTAGTACTGATATTGTAAACTCAACTCCAATGTTAATTATCGATCCCTGTTTAATTGATATTTGTTCGGTTAATGAACGATATTGATTTAAATATGTAGTTAAATTAGTAATTACCGGGTGTGTGGTTGCAATTTGTTGCAATTGTTTAGAGTCATTATAACCTAAAACATATATATCAGTTGTTTTAGTAGTTGAATTTGGTTTCACATATGTTTTTGCTATAGAACCAAATTTTCTAGGCATAGCATAAATTCTAGATATATAATCTTGCGCGACAACTATTCTATTTTGCGATGAAAATATTGCAGCTGCATTCTGTTTGATTTCATCAATAGTTTCTGCTCCATTTCCGCCTGTTGCTGGTGAAGCATTATTAACATACACACTCTGTTTGCAATATTTAAGTGTAGGTGCAACTAACGTTGTATTGTTTGCATTGTCTAAAAATTCAATTGATTCTATTTTAGTTATTTGTTTTGCTTTAACATTATCCAAAATACCATTACACACTTTATAACTAACTACCAATGTGGTATTTGCAGGAGCTTGTCCGTATGTTTTTGTATATAAAAAATTATTAGGATCTATACTATCACTTAAAATTATATTGTTATCACCTTTAGCAATGAAAGAGTTAACTGATGGAACGATAGTTGTATCATGATTTGACGAAATACCAGAACCAAATCGCAACTCATATGTTCCATCACCTCGTAATCTGCTAATGAATCGTTTAGCAGCTGTTTTATATTCTAGTAAAAAATTTTGCGTATTTAGACCTGCAGTATATTTTGTATATGGTATTAAATCTTGTGCTAAGTATGGTACTTCATACCAAACATCACCAGAACTATCAACAACTGAAATAATTTCTGCAATATTAGAGTCCGATAATACTATTTTATCATATGGTACTGGTGATTGAAATGAAAAATTAACAGTTTTAACTAAACCACTAACAGCTGTTACTGTTTTCTTAATTAAATAATATGTCGGCTCACCGGTAGTCGCATTCTTTGTATGAACCTGACATTCATCTATAATTGTTGTATTGACCGTACTAAAATCTACATAATCATTTACTATGAATTTTGAATCAGAAGATTGAACTCCTAATTGCATTCCTGGTTTAATAACTAATGCATATGACATATCTGGCACATTGTTAGTACCGGATCCTTTAGCTGGCACTAACTGATATACGTCTAATTCTACGTATGCTGGTGCAATGTTTGACGGACGATACCCAAGAGCATATGCTAAGTCATAAACATTAGCACGTTCAGTTGCATGATCTAAAAGTGATTCTTTTAAATTGGTATCAGTATAAAATGATAACACATCACCAACATATGCTGCTAATTCTAAAAAAATCATACCTGGATCTGACTCATTAAAGTCAGTGTATGAATCTGGAAAATATTGTTTCGTAAAATCTATTAGATTCTGTTTAAACGAATTAAAATCTTTTCCTAAATATGAAATATTCTTTGTTGTTTTCACGAGATAATACTTTATTCTATAGTTAATACTCCATCAGAATTAATTGCCAATGTTAATGATTCAGTTTTAAATGTACTATTTAATACCGAATATAATATTAAAATTTCAATTTCATTGTTTAAATCAGCATTAGATTGTGCTGATTTCACATCAATTGAGTCAACTTCAATATATGGTAACCAATAACTAATATTAGGTGTTAATATTTCTTGAATATCTAGATTCAATAAATCGACACTAGGTTCAAATAATATACTCAATAATTCAGTACCAAAATTTGGCAACATATAACGTTCACCAACTCTAGTAAGCAATAATGATTTTAGATTTTCTTTAGCTTGTTCTGCTATATCATATATTGTATCAAAACACGTAACATTATTAGACAATCTAACACCTAACCCAATTTGTTTATTGGAAATTGAAATTGTATTTGTCGTGTCAACAACATATGCCATTATCTACCTTTCTTTGCATTAATTGCTTTCATTAATGCAGAATAATCTCGAGTCAATACTTGCTGAACTTCAGGTGCAACATCATATACCTTACCTGTCTCTGGATCTTCCATTACAGCTGGAGTTTCTTTATTAAATTTCGTGTTTTGGCGAATCATACCAAATCCTTGAGCATCATTTGAATTAAATGCTAATGTGTCATATGACTCATTCATCATATCAGCATATGATTCGATTGGCATGGTTTTATCTTGCAATGCATCTGTTTCATTTAAAATAGACGCCCATCGATTTTCATTAAACTGAACTCCAGATTTTTTTGATGATACTGGTTTAGATGGTTTTTTTACTACTTTGTGAGTTGGCACAGCCATTTCATTAATGGTAGATTGTAATCCTTCTTTAAGAATTTCTGTTAATTCTTCCTTTATAACTTCACGTACAGCTACTTTAAGAGCTTTTACTAATGATTTAGTATCCATATTTATCTTTTATAATAAATATAGATTTATAAAAAATAGTTAAAAATTAATTAGTTTATAATTTTATATTTTTATCAATATTAGATCCACTTCCCCAATTAGTAAAACTTAATTTTGGACCATATACTTTATAATTTTGTGTATCTATATAATAATCACCCGGTTTACCAACCGTAGATTGTGGTATGCCGGCTTGTTTATAAACAACACTAGGAGCTTCTAGTATTGATTTTTGTAATTCAATTTGAAGTGTTTGTGTATCAGTAACAGAGCCAGTTAAACTGTCTAATAATACTTGTATTTCTTCGGATCTATTAATTAAATCAGTATTAGATACATTATATTCGTTATAAAATTCAGTGTCAACTTCTGAGTTAAGTTTTGACTTTAAGTCTTCTGTTTTACCCTTTAATAATACAGACAAATTTGTTACTTCTGCCAATGCGGCTGGGTCCATTTCGAGTTTTTCTATACCAGAATTATCATCTGCTGTATTATCACCGCTGAAATTGCAGATCTGCCCTAATTTATTTATTGCATCAGTTATTTGTGGCACAACTAATGCTAAATTGCTAGTTATTGTTGATGGTATAACTGCAAATTGATTCAACGATGTTAGTGAATTGACAATTATTGTATCTTGTACTGCCGTTAATTGTTGTGCAATAAACACAGGAGCTGTTACAGGATTTAATAATTGAACAGCACTAATACTAGCTTTAATTGCAACTGCAGTTTGAACAACACCTTTAACTGTGTTAGCTACGTTTTGTATTTGTGTTATAGACTTCTGTATTTCTGTAATTTGTTTTTGTACTTCTGTTAATTGATTTTTAACGCGTCGTACTCTAGGATCATCACATTTACAATCATTGGGTAGTTTTGTCGTATCTTTTATAGTTTTTTGAACTTGTTGATTTAATTTAGAAACTGCATCATTTATTTTTGATGATACTTTGCTAATTAACTCCCCTGGTACTCTAGGTATTAAATCAAATGGTGGCGTAATTGAACTCATAATGTTTATTTAGTTAAAAATGGTATTCGTTTCATAAAATATTTAGAACTCAGCAATCGTTGCATTTTTGATAAGGCCTTATCAGCTTGAGTCAAATCTTTAAATTGGCCAGGTACAACTCCACATTCAATTGTAGATTTCATTTGCAATATAATATGTTGTAAAATTTCTAACAATATATTTCCATGAACCATGGATTCATTAGCATCATCACTACCTAAAAGAATTTTTTCAGTTGTATTTAATATAATGCCTTTCTCAGCATCAATAATTGCAATATCTGATTTTGCTTTTAATATAACTCTATCTGCGATTGCTATGAATTGTGGCCTAATAAATTCTGATTCATTTGGCTTAAATATTCGAAGCGGATTTGGATTATTTATCGAACCTAATGTTAAATTATTAATTTTTTGTTTACTAGTTAAATATATCAATGAATCGTCGACATTGACATCTTCTACTACATGTTGATTTTTACGATTAGATTGTTTGCTATTATTTGATATTATAATAATCGGATCTGTTATTGATGTTCCACTCCACCCTGGATTAACAGTATATATATCTTCTGATTTTGATGTGCTACCCAATCGTATAGAATTACCCCACCTACCCTCAAGTAAGTAATCACCGACATATGGTTGTTTAGTTGTAACTAATTCTTTTTTTGTAAAAAATGGGTCATCATCAGTTTGTATATAATCTGAATCATTGATCAATGCCGTATTGTCATTGATATTAGACTGCATTGCAATTGGCCCTATGTAATAAAATCTAGGGTTTCTATTATTAAAATCAGATTGCGGGTCAAAACCTTCAAATAACAATACATGCTCACCTACAAGCGGAATATGCTTAGAATTAACAAATGCAGGATATACATTTTCTATAGTATGTGGTATATCACCAGTTTTTACTAATACTGTAATATTAGCTTTAGTTACTTGTGATTCATCTAAATATACATTATTGTACGATTTAACTTGAGCTAACTTAAAGTTAACATTAGTATCAATATTATCTGTTTGGTGATAAATCATTTGTGTATTATTTAGTTAGTTTGGATTGAGCTACTGATATTTTTTGTTGCAAATCCACAGCTTCTATTTCAATATCAGCTAATTCATCTTCCAATTCAGAAGTCATCACAGTCTCAGCAACTTTAAGTAATTGTTGTTTTTCTTCTTCACTTAGTAAACTATCATCATTTGACAAAGTTTGTTTAGTTGAAATATAACGTTGGACAATTGCAGTTAATTTAACGAGGTGATCGTCATTCTTAACTGCAACATCTAAGTATTCTTTTATGAGTGGAACAATTATAGTGGCATCGGATGCATTTTTTATTAGTGGTTGTAATTGAGCTATAAGTTGACTAATTTGTCGATCTTTTTTCTTGGAATTGTGATAAACATCTGACATTAGATCGGCAAAACTTGTACCTTTAAATAACTCATCATTTTTATCCATTATATGATCCTTTCATATAAATATCAAAACGGCAAATTTATAAAATTTGTTTGTTCATATTTAACAAAATTATCAGTGTATATTTGTTGTAATACCCTAACCACTCGAGTAATTATATTAGTTTGTGATATATCTAAATTAGTACGCTCTCGTATTAAGATATATAATCGTTTTTTATTGAAGTCATCAATTGTTTCTCTAGTTTCAAAAATATGCAATATCGAATCTGCAACATGTATATCAATTGAATTGTTAAATATAAAATTTAAATTGTCATAACAATAAGTAACATATGCATTCATGAAATATTGCAATGTTTCTCGCATCTCATCATTATGCATTTCAATAACTATATTTCGTTGACTGTCAATATCAAATTCATCTGAATCTGATTTTACTTTTTTATACGCCCTAGAATTTTCACCAATTAAATAATTATATGATGTTCTAGTATAATAAGAATAAGCCTTACCAGACTCAGGCTTAAATTTACCTAATTTTTCAGTTAAATGTGTAACTAAATCAGTTTGAAGATCTTGAAATGATGAATCGATATATGTAGGCTTAACTGTATTAATTAAATTTTCAGCCATCTTCATGAAGGCAGGATATATAAATCTAAGATATATACGTTCTCTCCGAACTGGGTTAGTTGTAATTTTATTGTAACCTATAATAGCAAATTGTGTGATTTGCGTAAAATATACGTTACTTTTCTTGGGTTTCTTCGTCATTGAAATCAGTTTTAAGATCAGTTATTACTTGTTTTAACATTTCAAACGTTGTGCCTGCCTCATCATCTTTCTCAAAAGCACCTAAACGATCTATGTTTTGCATTGTGTCATATGAACTAACAATTCGTTCATACATATATTCATTGGTTAATTCTAATTGTTCAATATATTCTTGAGCATCTGCTAAGTCCCCGGCTAATGTATAAGCTCGATAAACAAAGTATGCATTAACAACAATTGATACAAAAAGTAAAATGGATATTATAATCATGATTAATCTAAATTAAATGAACTAAATATATCTGCAATCGCAGTTCCAACTTCTGGATTATTTTCTGACAAGTTTTTTATAGCATTACTTCGTTGTGTTTTGCTTTTTTCTGCTACTGGGTTACCCATTTTATTATTTCTCCAACGCTCATATTCTATAATAGAAGCCATATGATCTGCATGATGCAAAATAACCGGTAAATTTGTTTTTAATTTTGCTTGGGCGCTCCTTGCTACGAAATATGGCTTATTTGCTTCATCATACATACCATCGTGTATTTTAATTGATTGGTACTCATTCCAAGATACTTTAACTCCATATTCTTGTAGCAACCATAAAGATAAATCTGGTACCATTGCAAACGGAATATTTGCATTTGTTTTATAAAGTTTACCTTGATTCTTACGATGCCAATCTGAAGTTTCTACTTGATATACTTCATTGCCCTCACCAGGAAATCCTACTTTACCTAAATCGTGATGCATTGCTGCAAACAACAATTCTTCTTTTGTATAACCTGACATATCAGCTCCTTGTGAAGACCAAGTAAAATGTAATGATTCGGCACATTCTATTACTCGAAGTATATGATCTACATAACCTCCGGAAAATGCGTTATGAAAATGTTCCATAGAAGAAGCTGGCATAAATACCATTCTATCTTCTAACTCATCATACATTTTATTAAGTGCATCTTTACGGGCAGGGAAACTAGTATTAACAATTTCTCGATAGCGTTCCCAATTCGATTTGATTTTTTCTGCTTCTAACATAACTATTTTTTACGTGGTTCTAATATTATACCCTCAGTCATTCGCTGAACACAAACACTACATGTAATTGCATCAGCATTAATATCTACCCGTTCGCAGATATCATCACAATATTTACATTGTAAATTTTTATATCCACGAATAGTAGATCTACTTTTTGATTTTTTGGCCATATTATTCGCGGTCGATATAATATTTTGCTGACTCTAATTTTGTAAGTGCCGTTGCTAGGTTGTGCAATGCTGATGTTGCATCTGTTTTACCTTCTTGAATAGTGCGACCAACGTTACGGATGATTTCATGCGCATCTGCAAGATCATCGGTAATTTTTGCTTTATACTTGTACTTAAACTCTGACGCCATAACTTTTCCTTTTTTTATTTATTATTATATTTATTATTAATATATATTATTATACTATATTATTATATTATAAAATTAATTGAGGGTTTCCTACCTGGCAACACTCTACTTC